ACTTGCTACAGACCAAGGTAGATTGGCCTGACGTTTTGCGTGAGTTTGTGCAAGAAACATGTGTAGGGTCGGACTACTCTACATGGAAGAAACCAAACAGACGCTATCTAAGCTCTGGCATATACATGCCTACTGGTATCAGCGAACAAGTAACATGTTTGGCAGAACACAACGACATGTCTGGTTCAATCGGTGCGCGTGAGCAACAGATAATGATTAGTGAATTGGTCGGTATCTGTGAGACAGTCAAGCCAGAAGAACTACACGTAAGCTACTGGGATACCGAAGTGACTGGGTATGAAAGGTATGACAACCACGAATTACATACAGTGGCAGAACGTACCACACCTGTAGGTGGCGGCGGTACATGTGTTGAATGTGTGCCTGAGTACATGAAGAAAAACAACATCAATCCACAAGCGTCTATCGTGTTTACAGATGGTTATTTGTATGGCGGTTGGGGCGAGTGGGATCACCCTGTGTTGTGGGTGATTGTCGATAATGAAAGCGCAAAGCCTACACATGGCAAAGCGTTACACGTATCCTCGGGAGATTTGTAATGAGTAAGATTGGTAACTACGTAGTGGGACTACAAGAGCAAGAGGTGGACGAGCTAGAGCAGATGCTAGATGATGTATTCTATAAAACGTTTGGTCGTCGTCCACTCAAAGGCGAAGAGCTTAAAAAGTTACAACGTCGTACATACATGCCTGAGCTAGATGCTGATGGTAAGTTTGTGAGGGAAGAATGACCTTCTGGCACATGCTTATAATATCTTATGCAGTCATACCTGACAGCGGTGTGTTTATCACAAAGGAATACGTGTACAAAGATTACCATACATGTATCCAAGCAAGCGATGAAATGTACCCTGTAATATACGCCACGTATAAAGACAGTATGGCGAGTTGCGTAAAGACGAGTCTTATATCTGGTGGTTTGAAGCCACGGTTAAGACCTAAAAACTTAGGGGGCAATCGCGCAAGATAAGTATCGAAACAACAGACTGCCCGTGTGCGGTTTAAACAGATACTCATCTTGCTTGCCCCTTATAAACAACCTGACAAATACGTCAATAAACTTTCGGGCATCTGCCCGAACAACAAATGGAGAATAACTATGACTATGCTTGAAACTAATTTTCAATCTTTCGCGGAAGTGGAAGCACACTACAACAGTATCAAACCACTGGTATCAAAGTGTCACACACGCGAACAAGACATTCGACCCATCGGAGATCGCAAACGAAAATACGAACGTATTAAAAAGGTCAACCGTAATTGCTACGTGATGATGGACGGGTACTACAGCGGTGACGATGTGTTCCGTTGGTGGTTTATGCGTGACGACGAGAGTAACACAGTAACCGAGAAAGAGCTTATTAGGTTAGCTCCTATCGTGTGGCGGAGACACAAGGACGGTACGGAAACTGTCAAGTTTCGTAATGGTACAGGCCAAGGTCTGCACAATGGTAGGTACTCGTTCATAAAACGTAACACACCGAGTGGAATATGGTTTAATATATCTAATGGTAAACAGTTTGTTAATGGAGTGTATCTCGCAAAAGGTAGCTCAATCACTAAAGATGATTACACAAGAAAACCTGAAGGTAGTGGATGGCAAAGTTGGTGGGAAGGTTACGTGAAGGAATGTACATACCGTGATGATGGATGTGCGGTTACCTTTAAGATTGCTAACAAATCACCTCATTATAAACTACCAGAATGGGAAGTAGTAATTGGCGGTAAGCCGTTACCCAAACCACCTAGACAGGTAGTGAATAAGAAAGCAAAGGCTTCTTTGAAAGAACACATAGTTAAATTCCGTGAATGGGCTATGACCATGTATCCGATGTTACCAAAAGATACGTACGAGTATGAACAACGTATGCGTAACGAGACCAAAGAGTATGTAGCAGAAAGAATGGGTAACCCTCATTACTATGCTTGGAGTTTACTAAGTATCTTTCTTGATCATCCTACACTTACGCGTGAGATTGTAAAAGATAATCAACACCCACTACGTCTGCACCTAGCGTATGGCATATTATCAGATTACATGGAGCATACCCTACGTATGGGTGAAGAACAGGGTTTGGACGACAAAGAGCTACAGGCAAGAATAATGTCTGCATTCAACCATAAAATCAATCGCACATGCGGTTTCTTATCAACAGTGAAAGGTTAAAACAATGGGTTACAAACATAAGACAGTAGCGGAAGCTACAGTGGAGAGTGAAGAGTACGTCGAACGTATGCGTAGGTATAATCAACCCACTGCCGTAAAACCAGAACTTATAGCCTTTCGAACGGCTATCGAGAACAACCACATCAAGACTATGCACCGTAGTGAAAACACAGCATACGTATACATTGAAGGTGAACAGATGGTGCTTGGTTGGATTGGCTATGGAGACTTTCAATCTACAGTAACTGGTGATGATAAGTATGTAGTATATGCAAGGAACATACGTAACATGCGACACGTCGAAGGGACAGATGAATACTTCATGCGTTCAGCACTACGTTTAGATAAAGCTATCAAGAACTGTAAGGCCAACTTGATACGATATACGTCTGAAGAAACTGGGTGCGCTTTGGCAAAACACCCCAAACGAGATTTCATAAGGTTATCCCGTGAAGCTGATGAAGCGTACATGGAAGTGCGGCGAAACATTGGGTTGGTGGACAGGACAAATACCGAATTGGGTTTGGAACTTATAACACTAATAAAAGATGGTTACGTGTTCAGACAACCAGAGCTTCACGAGAACATAAGTAAGCTATCGCACTTGAAAGATCAGTACAACAAACACTCAAAAAACAACCCACGCCCTATGGACTTTGTACGTATCTACAAAAACCCACGCGAAGAGTTACGTGCTGACGTAGTAAAACTTGTTAACGTGAATGCGTATACCTCATGGGGGAGTAGTCATAGACCTCAATCAGATAAGGTATCGGGTAAAGACATGTACCTCGCGGAAACACTACCCGAAAGTATCTTAGGTAAGATTGCAGTTATGGCTATGTGTGAGGACGGGCAGTTTGTTGAAGACGTTGGCTACAAGGTTGACGACACCATGTTCTACTTCTACCCAGAAGAACCTACTACGTGAGTGTGCTTGGCGATATGACGTATCACGTACAGATACATAAGCATACTAAACACGTCAATGTATCATCAATAGGTATCGATAGGGTTGACTCGGATGTTTTGCACCACTACAATTCTGTAGACGAGCTACCCGAATGGATACAAACTAAGCTATCTATGCTTATGATGTTAGACCTACCACCCCCACTAAATGACGTGGATGGTGTGGGTAGTAGACTAGGCCAGTACACTTACTGGATATATAAATAACCTTTCGGGCAACTGCCCGAAACTGGTATCAACGGAGAATTACTATGACCCCAGAAGCAAAAGTTAAAAAAACCGCTGTAAAACAGCTAAAAGAAATAGGTGCTTACTATTTCTTTCCCGCTACAGGTGGGTATGGTAAAAGTGGTGTACCTGACATCGTAGCATGTTACCAAGGATTATTCTTTGGGCTTGAATGCAAAGCAGGCAAGAATACGCCTACACCCCTGCAAGAGAAAAACTTGAAAGAGATCAACGAAGCAGGTGGGTTTGACTTAGTCGTACACGAAGAAAACGTACACCAACTGTCTTTGCAAATGGATAAATGGGTAACTATCTGTAACAATACCAACGTAATACCCCAAGCTGTGAGTGGGCGCGATTGACATAGTTCGCATAAACCTCAGCAGTATGGGCAGGACACTCCAATTTCTGTTTGTAATTCAGCAGAAACCTTTCAAGACCTGTGACCATACCGACTAGGCCACGTACGGCTAGTCCTATACTCTGCGTATGGGCATTAAATTAAAGGAGATCACATACATGACGCGTGAAGAAGCCGAAGACAACTACCGAATAAAGTGGGAAAAACAAATAAAGAAAGACATGGCAGATAACTCTGCACTACGTGCGAGACAAAGACCTATTAGACCCCTTGGTGCAAGCCAAGAAGGCGGGTCTAAAGGGGGCAAAGCAAATAAGAAAAGACCTTATGTCTCTATCCGTTAGCCACTGCCCCCACTGCATAAAGAAGTTAGACATAATAGATTCACGTCCACACTTTGCTTATGGCTTTCCAACAGTAAGACGTAGGAGAGTATGTAAGACATGTGATTTTAAAATAACAACCATAGAGTTACCGATAGAACTAGGTAACGAAATCTTTGAAGATGAATAGGAGAACGACATGAAGAAATCAAAGGCAGATAAAATCTGGGCTTATAAAATAGCAAACCCATCAGCTACAAACAGAGAGGTAGCTAACGCATCTGGTGCGCACGTTACGTATGTTGCATCGCTTATGCGTAAGACAGGCACGCCCAAAGAAATACTGGAAGCACCAAAGTCGCCTAAACGTGGTGACATCTTAGACACTGCCAAGGATTACGTTACAAAAGATCGTGCATCTGATCACGGGGATATGGAAGATAACTTTGAGATGATTGCAGATTTTTGGTCAACGTATTTAGATAGGCGTATAGTGGCGTATGACGTGGGTGCTATGATGGCGTTATTAAAAGTAGCGCGTATTAGATCAAACCCTAAACACCCTGACAACTGGGTTGATGGTGCAGGGTACATGGCATGTGGTGGTGAGATTGCAGGTAAACGTTAGACATGGATTTAATCACGCTTGATTTTGAAACCTATTACGACAAGGACTATTCTTTACGTAAGATAACAACCGAAGCTTACGTCCGTGACCCTCGTTTTGAGACCGTGGGCGTAAGCGTAAAACTTAACAATGGAAAAACGGAGTGGGCTAGTGGCACGCATGAACAGATCAAGAGATACCTCGACACGTTCCCTTGGGATACGTCTATGTTACTTTGTCATAACACTATGTTCGATGGTGCTATTCTTGATTGGCGTTATGATATTCGCCCTCGGATGTATACCGATACTTTGTGCATTGCCCGTGCTTTACACGGGGTGGAAGCTCGTTCAAACCTCGCATCGCTTGCTGAAAGGTATAAGATCGGGGTTAAAGGGACAGAGGTACTCGACGCACTCGGAAAGCAACGTGCAGATTTTACACCCGAAGAACTAAGCGCATACGGTGACTACTGTATTAACGATGTAGAGTTAACCTATAAGCTGTTTAGTATAATGGCACGTAACTTTCCCAAATCTGAACTGCGTTTGATTGACCTAACGTTGCGCATGTTCACCCAACCCACATTAGAATTAGATGATGGCCTACTAATATCACACCTTAGTGACGTTAAAGCACGTAAGGATAAGTTGTTAGTAGATGCAGGTATTGATGATAAGAAAGACCTGATGTCCAACCCCAAGTTCGCTGAACTACTTAAAGGGCTTGGCGTAGAACCCCCCATGAAAATAAGTCCAACTACAAACAAAGAGACACATGCGTTTGCTAAGTCTGACGAAGGATTTAAAGCATTACTCGAACACGAAAACCCAAAGGTAAAGTCTTTAGTAGAAGCACGTCTGGGTAACAAGTCTAGTCTTGAAGAGACACGTACACAGAGGTTTATAGACATATCCCAGCGTGGGCTTCTACCCGTACCTGTAAAATATTATGCCGCGCACACAGGGCGTTGGGGTGGTTCGGATAAGATCAACCTACAAAACCTACCTAGCCGTGGTGCGAATGGTAAGAAGTTAAAGAGTAGTATAGTAGCACCCGAAGGACACACGCTAATAGACTGTGATAGTTCTCAGATTGAAGCCCGTGTACTTGCGTGGTTAGCAGGGCAAAAAGATTTAGTCGCACAATTCGCGGCAGGTGAAGACGTGTATAAATATATGGCGTCTAGTATATATTCCGTCTCAGTAAAGAACGTAACCAAAGACCAAAGATTTGTGGGTAAGACTACAATCCTTGGTGCAGGGTACGGTATGGGTGCTGTAAAGTTTCAAGCGCAGTTGCAAGGGTTTGGTGTGTATATTGAGCTTGATGAAGCAAGGCGCATCATTGAAATATATCGTGGTACTAACGGGTCGATTAGCCAGTTATGGCGTGACGCTAATAACATGGTACAATACATGGCACGCGGTGACAGCATACAGTTTGGTAAAGAAGGTGTCTTGCAAGTAGACGCACGCAAGAACGCTATCATTTTACCTAATGGTCTACCTATGTTCTATCATGGCTTGGCGGCTGAACGTGGTGATCGTGGGTACGAGTATACATACCGAACGAGAAAAGGCCCGAACCGTATATACGGGGGTAAGGTTGTGGAGAACGTATGCCAAGCTATAGCTCGCTGTATCATAGGGCATCAAATGATACTCCTTGCCAAGAGGTACAAGGCTGTGTTAACTGTACATGACTCGATTATTACCTGTGTTCCTGACGAAGAGTTGGTTGAAGCACAAGCGTATATGGAAGAGTGCATGAGCCAAACGCCTGATTGGGCAAAAGGTTTACCTATAACCTGTGAGAGTGGCACAGGCAAATCATATGGAGAATGTGAGTGACAAAAGTAGCACCGTGGTCTTTCAGTAAGATTAAAGCATTTGAGCAATGCCCCAAGCAATTCTACCATGACAAGATACTCAAAGAGTTCCCGTTTAAAGAAACAGATGCTACCCTGTATGGAACAGCTTTTCACAAAGCCGCAGAAGATTTTATTGGTAAAGATACCCCACTCCCTAAGAAGTTTAGCTTTGCGGAAAAGGCACTCTCCTCTCCC